ATCATCGCTCACCCGAGCTGGTCATGGCACAGATCCCGAAAAAATCCTGGCCCCGCCGACGACACGGCGGTGATGCGCCCGCCGCCCTCGATGGTCGGCCGGAGGGCAACCCATGTCTCATATGCATGTTCCCAGAAAGATACTTCATCCGCGAGCACCGACGTGAATGTATGCTGCCGCGCCTGCTCCTCGCCCTCGCCGAGCGCGACAATCTCGGACCCATTCGGGAATCGCAAAAACCCGATCGAGTACTCGACCTCGCAGACGGGAAAGGTCGCCGGGAGATGCTCGTGAATGAACTTCGCCCGCCGCACGAGCTCCGCCGATCCTTCCGTTTCCGTCTTGCCAAGCTTCCGGGCCATGAACGCGACCTTGGAATTGCTCGCGAAGCGCGCGAGCCAGTAGTTGACGGCGACAAACAGCCACGTGACGACCATGCGCCGACTCTTCGGGATCGCCAGCAAGGGATACTCCTGCCACCGCCGCACGAGGATTTCCGCGTAGTCATGCGCCGGGTAGCGCCGCACGCGGCCCGACACCTCGTCGCGCGTCCAGACGCAATCCCGTACAAAGGCCCACGGGTCGCCGTCGCGGCCGTATTTCTCGAGCGTTTTGCGTTGCTCGAGGAGCAGGCGCGCCGCCGCGCGCATCGCCAGCGGATGGTCGGGGCCGAGCACCCGGGTTGCGCCGGCGCCAGGCTCAGGCATGGACCTCGAGCGCCCCGACCCGCGCGGCGAGCTCCTGCACGGCGTTCACCAGCGCGACGAGAATCGGGTGGATGTCGAAGCTGAGGACGCCCTCGGTCGGCTCGGGATCGTCGGGGTCGAGTCGCATGCTCGTCTCGGTGACGCATTCGGGGAAGATCGGCTGCACGGCGGCGGCATCAAACCCGTAGCACAACGGCTCAGGATTGGCTTTCAGCCGATACGTGATCGGCTCGAGCTGGCAGACCTCGGTGAGTCCCTTCGCATACGGGGCGACGTCGGTCTTGAGCCGCGGATCGGAGGGATTCGCCCACGTCGTGCCGCTCGCCTTGGTGCCGGTGGCGCCGTTGATCGTCAAGTTTCCCGCGTTGTCGACGAGCAGCAAGTTGGTTTGCGCCGTCGAGCCCGCCGGCGAGCGCTGCACCGCCAGCTGGTCGGTATCGAGCCGCAAGAAGAGGCCCCACGACGGTTTGGTCGCGTCGTCCTGCGCGTTGGCCGTCCAGTCGCGGTTGGCGGACAGAATCACGTTGCCCGGCTGCGCATTGTTGACTTGCACGCGGCTCTTGGCCGTGCCCCAGCCGAGAATCAGGGCGGGCAATTTCGTCGCGTCGCTCCCGAGCGCGTAGAGCATGCCCGCCGAATCGATCTGAAAGAGCGTCGTCAACGCCGGCGCCCCCGCGGTGGCGGGCGCCCGAAAGATGGCCACGTTATCCGCCCCGGAGCCCGACGCGAGCCGCAGGAGCCAGGACGCCGAGGCGGTGTCGTCGCTCGTGCTGTACGGATGCACGGTATTCAGGCTCACGTGGGCCGAGTGGAACGTGTCGGCGACGAGCCCCGCCGCAACGCGTGCCTTCGCCGTCCGCGCGCCCCACTGCATCGCGTTCCCCGCAGCCTGCGAGACGAGCACCTTGTTGCCGTCCCCCGGCGTCAACGTGTTGCTCGACTGGATCGTCCGCCACGTCGGATCCGCCACCCGGACCCAGTTCCGCGCATTCGCCACCGTGCCGCACGCCATCAACGTGGCCGACTCATTCGGCGCGATCGTGATGGACGCGTTCACGCCGTCGATCGTATCGGTGCCCGCCGGCATGATGGTCGCCTGCCGCGCGGCCTGCGCATCCACCCGCGTGATCCGAAACACCTGGCCGCTGAGCGCCGTCGAGAACGCCGGCAAGGTGAGCTGCACGTCGGCCGCGTTGGCGTTAATGAGCGAATCGTGATTCGCGGTCGTCAGCGTCGCGTTGGCCGTGTAGATGCTTTGCGTGCCGAGGGCACCGCCACCCGCGCCGCCGCTGGTACACGTCCAGGCTGCGCCGTCGTACGTGTACGTGGCGCCATTCGGCGCGTTGTACGTCGTGCCGCTGGTCGGGCTATTCGGAAAATCAAGAATGGCCATCGCGTCACCCGAGGTTGATCGGCACCCACTGGCTCGAGGTACCGTCGTTGTACCAGATAAAGAGCCGGCCGTCGGGGTCGTTTCGCCACCAGAGCTGCCCGACGACGGGTGCCGCCGGCGCAGTGGCCCCGATGGCGACGAGGCCGACGCGCGTCCAGGCCGTGCCGTCCGACGTATACAGCGTCTTGTCGGTCGTGTTGTAGTACGTGTCGCCCGCTGCGCCGACCGCGGGCGCGGTCGCGTACGGGGCCGCGTTGGTGACGCCGTAGTCGCGCATCTAGCCGACGACGACCACGCGGTAGCCGGCACCGAGATTTGGGTTGTAGCGGACCGTGACCGTGTTGACCGTCGCGGCGTCCCAGTCCACCTGAACCGCCGTGTAGGGCGTCGCGCCGTTGTAGACCGCCACCTCGACGTCGCGCGTGTTCAGGTTATGCGTCACGGTCTCGGGCGACGCCGTCCCCGTCAGCGCCGCGGCAAACTTCTTCGCCATCCCGGTGATGGCGGTCGTCACATACGCCTGCGTCGCGATCACCGACGTGTCGACCGCGACCGTATCCGCCGCGACCAGGATGCCGCTCCCGGCGCCGACGTCAAAGCTGTTCCCGGTGAGCGTCAAGCCGGCCCCGGCGACGTACGTGCCGGCCCCCGAGAACTGCACCCACGTGAGCCCGGTCGTCCCGACCGTGATCGGCGCGTTGGTCGTCATGACCCACGCCGTGTCGCTCTGCGTCGTGCCCTCCGAGACAAACACGGCGGCATTCAACAGATCGCCCGCGGCGGCGGCATCGGTCGACCGCGCCCATGCGCCCGCCGCCGCCACATAGATGCCATTCTCGGCCGGCGCGGTCTGGTTTTTGAGCAGCGCGCGGTCGCCCGCCGCGACGGTGACGCCGTCGACCGTGACGAGGCCGCCCGTCGCCACGACGACGTTGGCGGTGGACGCGACGCGCACGGTGTCTTTCCACGCGAGCCCGCTGATCGCCGCATCCGTGTAGCCCTTGGTGGCGGCATCGGTCGCGGCGACCGGCGCGCCCAAGTTGGTCAGCTTAAACCCGCCCCAGCTGACGTCCGCCGTCGGGGGCGCCAACGCCGAGTGGTTGATCGCGGCGTGATCGGCGTTCAGATGCGTCGGCGTGCCGTGGGTGTGATCCGAATGCGGCAGGGTTGCCGCCGAGCCGGTGGCGGAGCCGAGCCCGAAGGACGTCTGCGCGGTCGGGGCCGCAAACGCCGGCTCGCCGTGCTTGTGGTCCTCCCGGGCGTAGCTCGCGAGGGTGCCGACGACCGGGGCGTCGCCAATCGCCTGCGTCGTGACGGTCGTGGCAGGGTTCAGGCTCGCGCCCGACTGCGCCGCCACCCACGCCGTGCCGTTGTACCAGTAGAGAATATTCGCGGTCGTGTCGAAATAGAGCAGGCCCTTGACCGGCGACGCGGGCGCGGAGCCGAGGTTCTGCACCACCGCGTTGCGGAGCTCGTTCTTGACCAGATCGATGTAGCCGTAAATCGTCGGCATGGCCGCCTCCCCTGCTCAGCTCAGATACGCTTCCCCGCCGACGGCGGCCGAGAAACTCAGTTGCACGGTGACGCTATCGGGATAGGTGACGTCGCCCGGCGTAATCTCATGGCCCGTCGAATCGACCGCGGTCACATTCGGGCGGAACGCGAGCCCATGCGCGATCGTCCAGGTGGCGGCGGCGCTCGCCTGCACATGGCGGTACGCCACCGTGCCCGCGTCCCCGGCCGGCCCCGCCGGCCCGGGCGGGCCGCTGGTCGTCGGCGTCGCCGGCACCCACTGCGTCGAGTTGCCGTCGTCGTACCAGACGAAGAGTGTCCCGTCGGGATTATTCCGCCACCAGAGATCGCCGACCGCCGGACTCGCCGGCGGGCTCGGCTGAATGGTGACGCGGCTGCCGCCTGCGGCGAGCGTCGCCCAGACGGTGTCGAAATCCGCCCCGGTCGCCTTCTCGAGTACCTGCCCGGCGGTTCCCCCCGCCGGCACCCCTGGCCCCGCCGGCCCGGCAGGCCCCGGCGGTCCGGGGGTGCCCGCGCCGCCTGCCCCCGCCGTCCGCCGCGGCGGGCGCCACTGCGGGAGCGGAGGTCCCGTCACGGTCGCGCCGGGCATGGCGGGCCCGTGTAGCGCGCGACCCCGGGGGGCGTCTAGGTGGCGTCGTCCACGCGCGCGCGGTCAGCGCCCGCCCGTCTCCTCGGGCCAGCGCGCCCCGCGCGCCCGAGACCAGGCCGTCGCCTGCGCCACGGCTGCCGCGAGGTCGGTCGCCGACCAGCCGCGTCTGGCCGCAATCTCCGCGGGCGTATAGCCCGCCCGCAAGCCCGCGAGCAGGTGGCCGGCCTCGCCGAGCAGGCGCCACTCGGCCAGCGTCGAGGGGCGCACGTCGTCGAAATGCCCCGGCCGCCCCCGGATCCGCTGCGGCAGCTGCACCCACGCGACGTGGCTGCGGGCCCGCGCCCGCCGGCGCCACGGATTGAGGCTCTTGCCGCGACTCATCGCTCCTCCGGCCCCGGCAACAGCCCGACCACGCCCGCCAAGCGCTCGGGCCACGCCCCCGTCGCCGAAAACGCCTCCAACTCCTGGTCCGAGAGCTGCTCGAGCACATGGAGATGCAAGGTCGCCCGCCGCTCGATCTTGTCGCCGCTCGTCGTCAAGACCAGATCCGCCGCCCGAATCGCGTCCGCGTCCCGCTTGGCCCGCCCGACCCGCGCCCCCGTCGCCCGATCCTTCCGCCCGCCCGCCAGCTCGGCGACGTGCTCCATCACCGCCGGCGCCGCGGCCTTGGCGGCGGCCATCACGCCGTATTCCCCGCGCAGGACGCGCTCGAGCTGCGCGTCGCGCACCAACGCCACGATGCGCTGCACCGCCGGGTGCCGGAGCGCCTTCATGCCCGCCTGCTGCGTCGTGTAGCCGATGGCGCGCGCAATCGCCGCCGCGTCGTAGCCGCCCAAATGCAGCATGGCGACCGACCAGAGGCGCGTCGGCGTCGAGCGCCGCAGGTCCTCAAGCGAGGCCGTCGTGCAGCCCTCGAGCCACGCCCGCGCCGCGGCCTTGCGCTCGGCATGCGTCCGCTTGGCCGCGGCCTGCAACGCCGCCACCCGCTCCGCCAAGACCTCGGGCGGCGCGCCGCAATGCGCCCGCACGCCCGGCCCGATCCGCCCCGACGCCATCCCCGCCGGACGTAGCACGACCACCGGCTGCCTAGCGAGCGGCTCCCGGCCGGGTGCCTCCGTATTGAGCAGGAGCGCGCTGGGGTGCCGGCCCGGTCCGGCCCGCCTCGGCCCGTCCCGTCCGCCGGTGCCCCCCCGCCACCGCGCTCCGCGCGCTGGCACCAAACCCTTGCTGCGCAAGGGCTTGCGGCCCCCCCAACCTGGCTAGCTCGCCAGCGAGCCCGCTGGCTCGCCAGCTATTGGGGCAGGTGCCTTGTCCCTCCGCTCAGGCCTGGTCCTGGTTTCGCCTCGCACCCGCCTGGTGCCAACCGCACCGGCGCTAGCCCCTGCCTTGCCAGCTGCCCGGTTTCGCCTGACAGTGGCCTTGTACAGTGCTAGGGTAGGGGTGCG